GAACAAGATCCACTGCATATAGCTAGGCAGTGAGCTCAAGTCCTGACTCGCAAGGCGCTCCTGGTTATCAAGAAACTGCTTTTCCGCAGTTCTTTCTAACTCGGATGACGACATCAGGTCCTTTTCGAACCTGAATCTCTTGAATAGAGATTGCATCTGATACGTACACTTAAACGTGTTCGCATCAGTGCAGTTCTCTAGGTCCCATTCAATACCTCGGATTGAACCTACATTCTCGTGCTCGACGCAATGCACGATATTGACAGCTTGGTTCTTCACCTTGATACTGTCCCGGAAATCTCTGGCAAGCGCCGATGCAAGACCTCGCATCAAGCGATCTGCAGAGTACGGTCTCTCTGATCTTCGTTTCACGATGGACTCTCCGATAAGGACGTCTAGAGAGGCAAAACCCGTGAGGATCCACGAGTCCTCTGTCTTACGACAGAGAGCCGGTCGACCAGAAGGACGCCGCCTCCGAATCACAGAGCAGCTGTGCACCAATCACATTAAGATTGGCCGCATTCGCTGCGCTGAACTCAGGGTGGACTTCACGCTCAACACGAAGAGTGTTAAACGCGATTTTCCCGCTCGCAAGAATGATCGGCACCACATACGTGATGCTCTTCTTATCCTTCGAGTAGGAACCATCAGCTGCAAGGGTCGGCGCACGGTATTTCACCGTAGCGTTTTCCCGCACACGATAGTCCGTTGTTGCTGGGACTATGATGTGACAGCCGTTCTGGACGGTCGTGCCATCGTCAGCAAAGACCATGTTAGACCCGCCGGTAGGAGCAATAGTTGCCCCCGTTGAAACGGTCATCGTTCTGATGCCCATTTGGGTTCACCTTGGTTGAGTTGATTAAAGACGGAGCCGTGCAAATTTATCGAGCACGTTTCCATGTAACAGGAACAAGCCGTCTAAGAGTTTCGCGAATGACAGCGGAGTCTCGACTGTCAATGGACCTAGTGAAAGTGGTGCGTTGCATTCTCTGAGCAGGTTCTTATCTTGAACAAGATAAGTTTGACCACGCCACAGATAATACCACGTATGGTTAGGTGGAGTACCCA